CCGCGACAATCGCGCCGCTCGGAAAGCTGGTCATCAACGGCGCTGCCCTCGATCTGCCAGAGCTTCAGGAAGTGCCAATCCGCTTCGCGCGGGCCGGCAATGGGGCGATCACCTTTCCGGTTGCAGCGGGCGACCGCGTCACGCTGCGGCCTCAGATGCGATCGAGCGAGAACTACCATCTCGACGATGACGGCACGCCGTCCGACCGTCGATCCTTCAACTTGTCGGATATGGAAGCGTTCCTCGACGGTGGGGAAAGCCTGACGGACCCGATCCAGAATTTCGATCCCGCCAACGTGCACATCAGATCGAACCCTGCCGGCACGCACGGCATGCGGATTAGCGAAGACGGCAAGTTCCAGTTTCAGGGGGCTGAGGGCGACGCCTTCGACATCATCGCTGAAGCGCTCGAACTGATCGCCGCCGATCAACTGCAAATCGCATACGGCTCATCCGCCGGCACCGGGCACGCCCTGCAAAATAGGGCGGCGCTGATTGAGCTGGCGGCCAAGCTCCGAGCAATGGCGTTCTGACATGCATCACGTCGGCCTCGCCCTCCGTCCTAACGACGAGGGGATACATGACCTTGCGCTTTCGGACAATGGCAATCTCGACATGGTTTATGATGCCGAAGCGGTTGGGCAGCACGCCCGCCAACGGCTCATGACATTTGCCGGCGAGTGGTTCCTCGACACCGCTGCCGGCGTGCCGTGGCTCTCCGAAATCCTCGGGCGGCGCTATGATCCCGCTCTCGCCGAGGCGGTCGTGAAGGCGGAAATCTTAGAGACCCACGGCGTGACGGAAATCACGGAATTCTCCGTCGGCTTCAGCCGCGCGACCCGCGAATTGCAGGTCAGGGGCGTGGCTGTATCCACCATCTATGACGAGGTCGCGAGCCTATGACCTATGGCGTCCTGCCCACCGGCTACGCGCGCAAGCCACTCTCGGTCATCCTTGCCGAGCTTGAGGCGGCGATGATCGACCTATTTGGCCCAGACGTTGTTCAGACATCTCAATCCCCGCTTGGTCAGATCAACGGGCTTTATTCCGATCTGACCGCCCAGCTATGGGAGCACGGCGAGGACGTTTACCAGTCCTATGATCCAGATCAGGCCGAAGGCGCCCGGCTCGACATGCTGGCCAAGCTGCGGCTGCTTGCGCGCGCCACCGACGAGACCGACGCCAGCCTACGCCAAGCCATCACCAATGCCGGACGGGCGCGCATCGACGTGCAGGACCTGCTCCGGGCGATCCAGAACGTCGACGGCGTAACCTATGCCCAGGTCTTCGTGAACGACACGGACGCCACCGATGCGAATGGGCTGGACGCTCATTCGGTCTCTGTCGCCGCGCTTGGCGGAGACGACGACGAGATCGCGCTTGCGCTGCGGACTTACGTCGTGCCGGGGATCGGCACCAGCGGCAATGTCAGGATCGAAACATCGCGGGATGGTGTCTGCCGCTCATTCTGGCTCACGCGGCCGGCGCTGGTTCCGATCACTCTGGCGATCGACGTCATCCGGAGATCCGACAAGCTGGGCTGTCCGCCCGCGGCGCTGACGGCCATCGCCGAAGGGCTGGTAGCTGACCTCAATGGCGAGCGCCGGTTGATCAATGGTGAGGACGTGTCTGTGCACGCTATCCGCTCGGCGATCGAGGGCCGCTACCCCAACGTTGAGGTCGTGACTGTCGCCGGTAGCCGGGATGGAGATGCAACGATGCCACTTACCATCGGATTCAATGAGATCGCGTCGTTCGTCGTCGATGACATCACGGTCGAGAACGCTTGATGACCGATTGCCCGGAAGCCGGCGCGCTCGTCGAGCAGGAAATCGACCGCGTCCTCACACAGTATCGGGAAAGCCCTAATCTGCTCGGGCTGATCCGCGCCCATCTGCGCCAAGTCGACGAGGCGCTGCGCTCGATATGCGTCATCCCGACATTCTTCGACATAGAAGACGCGATCGGCGACCAGCTTACGCTACTCGGCAAGCGCCTTGGATTTCCGCGCGAGCACTGCATCTGCACCATTCCGCGAGTTTTCGGTTTTGCCTGCGGCGGCGGCCCTTATGAAATCGTCGGATTCTGCGAAGGCGGCACCTGGATCAACTGCCGGGAGACCGGAACCTCGACAGTCAACCTCGATGATGACGAGGTCTATCGCTCATTTCTCTTGGCGCGCCGATACCAGGCCCTCGGCCTATATGACGCAGATTCGTTGCAGGCGGCTGCGGCTCATATCTGGGGCGATACTGCAAGATTCCATAACCTCGGCGGCGGGCGGGTAGTCGTGGCGCCGGGCCGGGTTCTGACGACGGATGAAATGCTGTTTCGTCCGGTCGCGTTCCGGGTGCTCCCGATAGCGCCCGGCATCAAGGCCCTGACCAGCGACGCNNCNGGNCCCGTCTTTGGNTTTGGAGANGGNTGGTTCGGCTTCTGCGAAGANGCCGAGTGGCTTTGCCCAGTCGATTCGCATCCCTACGACTGCCCATAATACGAGGAAATCATGAGCACGATCAATCTCCCGTTCGCTGCGTCCGGCGACAGGCGACCGCCAACGTCTGGTGAGTTGTCTGCTGGGTTCCCGTGTGGCCCCGCAGACCAAGAGCTATTCAACTGGCTGATGTGGTATCAGACCGCTCAGATCGGTTCGGCGATAAGCTACTCGGGTGGGACACCTGACGACGCAGACGCGGACCAGTTGTCGATTGCCATGCGCTCGCAGGCGATGAACTACGTCGCCCTTGTCGGCGGCACGCCGAACGATCTCACCGCCACGCTCGACCCGGCGCCAGCCTCCTATAACGAGATCACGCTTGCACCGATCCGCTTCATTGCGGCAGCCGAGAACCCCTCGGCATCGCCAACGATCAACTTCAACGGTCTCGGCGCGCTGGCGATCAAGGATTTCGCTGGCAACAGCCTCGGCTCAAGGGAACTCAAGGCCGGCGCCCTCTATGAGGGGTTCCGCCTCGGTTCCAGCTTCCATATCACCAGCACCATCGTGCGCTACACGCGCACGCCGCTGTTCGCCGACACGACCTTCTACGTCAACGCCGCGACGGGCAACGACAACAATGACGGTCTGTCGGCCGGCAGCGCCTTCGCGACGATCTCGGCCGTCGCGGCACGCATCCATGACCGCTACGACCTTAACGGGTTCCGTGCCACCGTGCAGGTCGCGGACGGCACTTACACTGCCGGGGCGCAACTCTATGGCTCATTCGTCGGTGCATCGGAGGCGCGAAGCATCACCTTCGTCGGCAACACGGCGACGCCCGCGAACTGCATCATCAACAGCGGCGCTAACGCGGCCTTTCAGGCGTCGGATGGTTGCTCGTTCAAGGTGCGGGGGTTCACTTTCGGCAAGGCCTCCGCTGGCAGCGGTGTAAATCAGGGTGCACTCTCGTCAACTAATGGGGGGCGGGTGATCTTCGATCTTTGCCGGTTTGCCGCGAGCGCTGACAGCCATATCTACGCGGACAACGGGACGGTCTATATCGACGGCAATTACACCATTGCCGGCGGCGCGGCACAGCATGTTCAGGTCCGCAACGGAGGTCAGCTCCGCAGCAATGAGGGCGGATCGGGGCCGACCGTGACGCTCAGTGGCACGCCTGCCTTTTCCGTTGTCTTCGCCCTGGTTCGCGGCTGCGCGGTTTTTCCTGCCTTTCCCATCGTGTTCAGCGGAGCGGCAACGGGATCTCGTTATCTTGTGGGCGAGAACGCGGTGATTAACACAACCGGCGGCGGCCCAAACTTCCTGCCGGGCAATGCGGTGGGTAGTGCTGTCAACGGAGGCCAGTATGTCTGACCGCTTTCCCTTCGACTGGTACTGGTGCGCCCAGGATGGCCGCGTCTTTTCCTCGCGGCGCCAGCAGACCGTTGCTGAGAACGACGCCGATTATCTCGAATGGTCGGGCGCCAACAGGGCGACCCCGTGGCCGGGCGACGACAGCGGCGAGCAAACCGAAGCCGCGCTGCAGGACGTGCTGGGGCCGTATGGTGTCTACGTCAGCCTGCCGGCGCTGAAGGCCGCGCTGAAGGTGCAGGTCGACGCGGCCGCCGAGCGCGAGCGCGGCAAGTACATCACGGCGGGTGGTGGCCAGGCGATGACCTACCAGCAGAAGGCCAGCGAGGCGGTGATGCTGGAGGACGATCCCGCTCCCGATCCGGCCGCCTATCCGCTGCTCGCGGCCGAGATCGGCATCACGGCGGGCGACCTTGCCGGCGTCGGCGCCGTGGTGCGCACCAATCATGCGGCATGGCTGACCGTTGGCGCCGCCATCGAGGCGGTCCGGCTCGGCACCAAGGCCGCGATCACGGCGGCTGCCGACGAAGCCGCCGCCATCGAGGCGGCAACCGCGACCTGGCCCTCTCCCCCGGAGCACACCCCATGATCGGCTTTGGCTACGGCCTCACCATCACCCGCAGGCGGGGCGGGGGGGTATATCCCGCCCGAGGGCTACGACTACTACCTTGCGCCTTCCGCATCCGGTGCGTCCGACAGCAACGATGGCTCGCGCTCGGCTCCGTTCGCCACGCATGAGGCGGTGCGCGATCTGCTCGATGGCCTCGGCGGCTCGGACGACGTGTCCGTCTTCATCGAGGGCAAGGTCTTTACCGGCGAGCATATGTCGTGGGTGACGACCATGGCATCCGGCGCCGTTGTCAGTATCTATCTCGGCGAAGGCTATATTCTCGACGGAACGGGGCAGTCCGTCGGAGGTGGGTGGAACCTCGCAGGAGGATCGGGCTGGACCGTGAACCTGACGGCGCTCGGGGGCGAGGAAAACCGCGCCTTGATCCGCAACTTCACGCAGGCGTCTGCGAACGCTATTGGGCTGAGCGGCGTCTACGTCTCCCGCATCTCTACCGCCACCAGCCAGTCGGTCATCGTCGACTTCATCGCTATCGGCCGCTGGTTCTGAGGCCCTCTCTTCTCTCCTGCTGTTACCTTCGGAGGCGAGCTTATGGCCGCGGACAGAATTGTGATCCCGATGTATCCCGGCGAGGATGGTCTGACCGTGACCATTCGTCTTGATGGGCAGGACTTCACCGGCAAGGTGGTTGAGATGGAAGCCCGGCCCTTTGGCCGTGGTGAGCCCATCCTTTTCTCCACGGAAGACGGCGGCCTGTCGCTGGATCTCCCGGACGGCATCGTGGTCAGCTATGGCGCCGATCTGATCGAGGACCTGCCGGAAGGTCGGCTGACGACGCTGGACCTGTTCACGGTGTCCGGTTCGGCGCGAAAGAAAATCGCGGTCGGAGACATCGTTATCGGATCAGCGGGGAACCTGCTGAGCGCCAGCCTCTCCATCGTCCAAATCCCCGGCATCCAGGGCGCTCGCGGCTGGGCGCCGCTGTTCGCCGCCGAGGAATACGGCACCAGCGTTGCCCTCAAGGTCGCGGACTGGACGGGCGGCGGGGGCGACAAGCCTGCCACCGGCCAGTATCTCGGCCCTGATGGGCTGGTCGATGATGTCGAGGACGCGACAGACATCCGTGGCGCCACCGGCCTGACGCCTGATATCTCGATCCTGTCGACTTCTACCCTTGCGCCGGGTTCGCAGGCCACCGTCGCGCTCGATCCCTCCAGCACCCCGGAAGCGCCTAAGCTCAACTTCGGCGTCCCGCGCGGCGACACGGGAAACACGGGCGCCGCTGCGACGATCGTGATTGCTGGCACGGACACGCTTGCCCCCGGCGCGCCGGCAACCGTCGTTAATGAGGGCACGTCCGCAGCGGCAAGCCTGCGTGTTGGCATCCCTGCCGGCGTGCAGGGCCTTCCAGGGGCGCCCGGCGAGCCGCTGGCGCTGGTGGTGAGCGACACGACGGATATCGGCCTCGGCGGCTGGTGGGTGGCGCGGGATTACCATGGCGCCGCGACTTGCGATTATCTGCGCGCGGAAATGCTGGTGGGTGAGGCCGATGGCGTGACGCTGGCCGTGCGGAAGAATGGCACGACCATCCGCAGTGGCATCGCGCTTGGTGCCGGTGTGACAATAATTACCGATCTTGGCCTCGTGCTCGCAGAAGGCGACCAAGTGTCCGTACATCGCGTTGGCGGCGGCACGCTCTCAGGACCATGGATGATGCTAGTGCAAATTGATGGGAGGGCCCCCTGATGCCTACGCTTACCTATGCAAATTTGGGCAAGCTCCCGATCGAGCCGACGCTGCAAGATTTTTTCAGCAATGGTGAGGCTGGCGCCGCTTACGCCTTTCCCGACTTGTCGTCGCTCTATCAGGACGCGGCTGGCACGGTGCCGGTGACGGCGATTGGTCAACAGGTCTATCGGGTCAACGACATCAGCGGCCGCGGCAATCACCTATTGCAGGCTACGGCTCTTGCACGCCCTCGGCTTGGGCGGACGCCGGCCGGTGGTGTGCGGAATTTGCTACTGGCCACGGCTGCAATGGCTACCCAGAGCCTCACTGTCACCGCCGTCGCGCACACCCTTCGTTTTTCTGGCACGGGCACTGTCACCTTGTCTGGCGCCTCGACAGCCGGGCCTCTCGTCGGTACCGGCGTGGGCAATCGTGTGTCGCTGACTTTCACGCCGACCGCTGGCACGCTTACCTTGACAGTGTCGGGGAACGTGACAGAGGCACAGCTCGAAATTGGCGCAGGCACCGCTTATCAGGCCGTCACCGACCCGTGGGACGTGACCGAGGCCGGCAAGCGCGACTGCTATTGCCTCTATGGCGACGGCATCGACGACACGATGGCGACGGCGAGCAATGTTTTGCCTGTGCGAAATGGGTTGTCGCTCGCCTGCGCCTTGCAGTTTGACAAGGCAGGCATAGTCACAGGTCCCGTGATTACATTCGGTATTAGTGGTCCTAGTACTAATTTCTGCATTGCGCCCCGGCGTAACGTAAATAGTACCATTGACTACGTCTCGGCACGCACCACCACTGGCTACTTAGTCAGAACTTTCTCTGGCTTTAGCTATCTTCGGCCATTTGTAATCGGCGGCATGGTAGACAACGACATCATCAGCGTATTCAGGTCGCATCCCGATGATGCCGCCGATGGACCGGCACCTCTGGGGTCCGCAGTCTCTGCCGCCCATCCCCTATCGCTGTTCCCTGCACGAGACGGCATTGCCCGCTTCTACGGCGGTCTCGTGCTCAGCCGGCCCTTCGCGTCGCTTGAGCGCGAATTCGCCATGGAAGAATACGCTTATCTCTCGGGAGCAATCGAATGAGCGACCTGATCAACATCACAATCGCCGTGCCGACGGCTCTGGTGTCCGATGCCAACGCCCTGGCCCGCTGCGTCGGCTACAGCTCCGACGATGAGGGTACCTTCCGCGAGCCTTCATGGCAGGACGGCAGCGGCAACCTCTACGCCGTCGCCTCCGGCCCGGTCTGGCCTGCGTTTCTCGCCGTGCCCGGTCAGGCTCTCGTTGAACCGGAATGGGGTGCTGATCTGGTCGCGGCGACCCGGGCGCAAGCGCTGCTGGTCGTCGCGTTGCCGGGTGATGAGGTTCTGCCCGTCAGCCCCGAACACATAAGCGCCGTGGCGGGGATGGATGGCCTTGCCGCCATCGCTATGCTCGGCCTGACGCGGCCCCCGTCCGAAGACGAGTAGCGGCCGCTGGCGAGTTTGCCGGACGCGCCCGAAAGCGCGCCCGGCCACCTGACCGAGGCGCGGGCGTGCACTGGTCAGGTGGCACAACCAATAGACGAAAACCAAGGTCGGCGCCAGATACCAGCGCGCTCTCAACCCCTTCGCCCGAAATCCCCAAGCCGCCCCCTCCGGGCGGATTTTTCGTATCTGACCGCACGGCAGCGCCCGCGTCGCTCGCCTTCTGACCCTTCCGACAATCTGGAGACTGCCATGACCGCGTCGAGCTTCGACGAGGCGCTTAAGCGCGTGCTCGTGCATGAGGGCGGGTACGTCAATCACCCGAAAGACCCCGGCGGGGCAACCAACAAGGGCGTCACCCAGCGCGTTTATGACGGCTACCGGGACCGCATGAGCCTTTCGCGGCAGTCGGTGCGCCACATCAAGGCGGCCGAAGTGGCGGCCATCTACCGCGTCCAGTATTGGGATGCGATCCGAGGCGACGACCTTCCGCGCGGCGTCGACTACAGCACTTTCGACGCTGCTGTGAATTCCGGCGTCTCTCAGGGCGCAAAATGGCTCCAGCGCGCCCTTGGCGTGACGGCAGACGGCGCCATAGGCGAGGCTACCCTTGAGGCTGCCCGGAACGCCAGCGCGGTCAAGGTCATCAACAAGGCCTGCGACCTTCGCATGGCGATGCTCAAGGGCCTCAAGCACTGGAGCACGTTTGGCAACGGTTGGACGCGACGCGTGTCTGATGTCCGCTCGGTGGCGCTCGATATGGCGGCTGAACTGGCGCTGCCCCCCGTGACCAGCGAGCCCAAGCCNGCGACGGGCGCGACGAAGGCGACGGCNNAGGATCGCAGCCTNACNGANATCGCCAAGTCCCCCGANGGCATCGGCGGCATCATTGCCGTAGGCAGNGCGGCGCTCAACACGGCATCCGACCCGACCAACCCNCTGGCGTGGGCTTTGGCCTTNGCCGTCGTGGTCGCTATCGGCGTCGGCGCCTTCTACTTCGTCCGCCGCCTGCGGAGTGCTGGCTGATGCTTGGATGGCTGATCGACCTCATCCCCTGGTGGATATGGGCGGTGCTCGCCGTGGGCGGCCTTGCCGCGACCTATACGCTCTGGCGCCCGGTGTGGGCGCTGATGCCGTCCCCCGTCAAAGCCGCCGTCGTCGTCATCGTGACGGGCGGCCTTGCCTATCTCGCCGGCCGCAATAAGGGCGCGTCCGGTGCTCTCCAGCGCGCAACCGAACAGGAGCAGGCCCGTGCGGACCAAATCATTGAACGCGGCACTGCCGCTCGCCAGCGTGCTGATCGGGACGCTGTTTCTGGGCGGCTCCATAACGACGACGGGTTCAAACGGGACTAACCGCGAGCTTTCTGCCTAGGCTTCAAAAGGTCCACGCCGGCTACGCCGCGCCGCACCCGCTCGGCAGCCCCGTTAACAGTCAGGCCCGCCCTCGCCGCTATCTCTCGCAAAGTGTAATCCTTCCCTTCGATCAAGACTGATTTGGTCCATCGCCCGGTATTGTTCTGCTGCTCTGTAGCCGTGGCCCACCGGCAATTATCAGGCGAATACGGGCCATTGTTTTCGATCCGATCAAGCGAGTGCTCAATTGTCGGCCGTAGCCCCATATCTTGAATGAATGCCTCAAAGCTCTGATCCCATCGGCCGCACACTGTTATCCCGCGCCCTCCATAGCTGGACCAGCGCGAGTTGGCAGGATTTGAGCAGCGCTGGCGCATGTTGATCCAGATCCGATACTCGCTGCTGAAGCTCATTTTGTGAGCCGTCTTGACCGGGCCGCGCCGTGAGCGCTGGACAAGGCCCTCAATCTTCAAACACCCACAGGACTTAGCTCGTCCTGACTTTAGCGAAAACTCAAATGAGACAGTTTCGCCGCCGCAATCGCAACGGCTGCGCCACTGTTTGTTGTGACCTCTTTTAGGCGATTCAGCTATGACAGTCAGGCGACCGAACCGTTGTCCAATCATGATCCAATCCGTTATTTTGGTTATGATTCTAGCCGCATCTGTAGGGGGGTGTCAAACGACGGCTGGAAGCGGGACGACGGGTAAGGCCGTCTGCACTGTGCTCCAGCCCGTGCGCTGGTCTGCGGGCGACACCGACGAAACGATCCGCCAGGTGAAGGCGAACAACGCGGCCGGTAAGGTCGTGTGCGGATGGCGCTGATGGGCGAGCCTTCACACTTCGACGACCTCAGCCCCCGCGTCCGGGACTTCCTCGCCAATCTGACTGACGAAAAGATTGATGAGCTAGAAACATCAATCGAGGTTTCGCGTAAAGTCAAGACGGTCTCCAGCTTTTTCAAGTGGCTGATTATCGGCGTGACCGCCTTCGTGGTCGCGACTGCTGCTCTTGGCGAGGCGGTTAGCAAAATATGGGGCTGGATCGCGCCCCTCGGCAAAATCAAATAGACGCCACATCGGAGCCCGCCATGAAACGCTTCCGCGATATCGCGGCGGTCGCGCTGTGCGCTGCCGTCTTTGCCGCCGTTCTCCTCTATGCGCCTAATCTCAGGACAGAGCCCTTGGCGTCCTTCGCGGTCAAGATCGACATGCCGGAGGG